GATCAGCAGGATTACGAGTAGCCAAACACAGAACAGCACCCGTCGCCAACTGCTTCGCCAACGCAGGCACATTCGCATTCATCACAGCCTGAGCCAACGGCCCAGTATCACCCAAACCAAACCGCACCTGCTCAACCTGCTGATGCGTCAACGCCGTCTGCCGATCCAACGGAATGATCCGAGGATCAGGCGGCTCCGGCATCGGCTTCACACCCGGCATCGCCGGAGAATCAAACTTCTCAGCCACTACACCACTCGACCAGGACGAAGCTGATTAAACCCATTCGTGATCTCATACAACGAGAAACCAATCGGATAACCCGTCGTTTCAATCGTATACGTCACAGCCTGACTAAGCGTCTGATGATCACAACGAAGCACACTAGAAGTCTGCGTCTGCGCCGTCGCCTGCTCCGAACCAATTGAAGTAGTCGAACCAGAAGCATCAAGCCCCTTAGTGGCCGTTACCGTAAACGCACCAGTAGTCGAGCCAAGATACAACAATGCGCTCGGATACGTCGTTGCGCTCGGATACGTCGCAGCTCCACCATAAAGCGTATATGTCAACAAGCCATGACGATACCGCCGCTTCTGCGCCGGATCACCCTCAGCATACGCGCGCGTAGTGATCGAACAATTGATCTGCGAACCATCCGCATCAGTCGCCGTATTGTCCGGCACCACAACTCGATCAATACGAATCACACGATCCGTACTACTCGTCGCACTTGTCGTCCCATACTTCACAGCGTAAACACGATTCGTTGTCTGATCCGAATCAGTACACGCAGCCGCAATCTCCAACTGCCCAGACTGAACGCGAGTCCAACCAAACGAAGCTCTCAAATCACACAAGAAACCACCCGTGGCAAGACTAACGTAATAGTGCGAATCATTAATGTTGGCCGAGCCGTACACGCCAAGGTTCACATTATTGCCAGCAAACACATCAGCGCCATCAAACAAAGACTGATTAAACTTAAACAGCGACTGTCCCGCAAGCGCATCGCCCCACAAGTTCGCAACCTTCTTCGTCATCGTATTCACAAGCGAAGCGCCATCCGTCAAATACACACCATCCGAAGCAGCAAACATCACACCAGCGCTCGTACGCTGCACACTCTTAGCGCTCAAGCACCCAACCTGCTGAGAAAAACCACGAATGTTCGCCGTAATACCGCCTCGACTCAACGAAGCACTAGCCGCACCACCAGACTGCGTAAGGAGATAACCACTCAGCATCACACAACCCTTAGTACCAAGCACCATCATGTTGCCCGAACCAACCGGAACAAGCGCAATGATCTGCTCAATATCCTCAATATCAATATAGTTCAACGCGGGAAACCCAGCACGAGTAGCCTGGACAAGACCATCAACTTGAGCCACCGTCGCATCCGCAGCTTCGCGAATGCTCCACACAAGCCGATTCGGATACGCAGCCGTCGTGTTCGTTGTCGTGTTCGTGATCTTTACGTCAGCAAGGATAATGCGCGAATCACCACCAGAAGTAAACGTGCCAATACAACCAGCCGACGAAACGTACTGACCATCATTACGAGTACCGACCTGTGGAAGCACCGGATAATACGCAGCACTCGTATACGTCTTCGCATAAAGCGGAGGCGGATCAACCGTGATCGTCGTAGAACCCGTGTTGACAATACGACCCGTATACTCGTCCGTACCACCATTCGACAAGTGAACATACCCGCCCACACTCATCGTGCCAACCGCCGTCGCGCCAAGCGTGATCACATTATTGCCCACGGCCGTAGTCGCACTAACCACCGTCGTAGCATTCGCGCTTGTTAGCGAGAAATCAGCTCCACCAACAAACGCCATCGGACTTGTACCCGACGTAGACGCAACCGGGAACACAGAAGAATCACCATAAATCGTCGGCGCACTAATCGCATTAGCCGTAATGCTTGACGTAAACGGATAGAGCGTCTGCGCCGTAGAAGCAAACGCCATAGACCCGAACTTAACAACTCCGCCCTCAACGCCAGCAGGATAGAGTCGAGTGCGCCCATCAATATTCGCACTACGCTGCGAAGCCATCTCCGTCGGAGCAAGACTCGTAGCCGCAGCGAGCGCAGTCGTAGACGCGCCACGCTTTGCAAGCGAACCAGAGTTTGTAATCACAATGTTCGTAGCGTCATACACCGCACCATCAGGAATCAAGTGCCGTGGAACGTCACGAACCATTCCCGTAAAAAAGTTGGAATGGCTAGCGTACTGAACAGTACCCGCCATACGCTAACCCTGCCGCTGCGTAAACGAGTAGTACGTCGAAGGATCGTGGAACGGACGACGAGGATTACGCAAGTAACCATACGGAATCGTCTTCGCCGAACGACCCTGGCGACGAGTAAGCCACTTCTGGAAACGATCCATACCAGCCACAAACTTAGCGTCAAGCGCATTACTAAGGTTCTGATCCTCGCCCACAGCATCAGCAAGTCGAGCAGCAGCTCCAATCGTGATCAGCCAATGCCACTGCGACGGAATATCCTCTGGGACATCACCGTCATTAACAAGATCCGTTGAAGTCCGAGCATAGTAAATCTTCAACGTATCGCCAGTCTGCTGCGGAACAGGCCACAAGCGAATCGTGTCCAGCCCGAGAAACGCATACTTACGAGTAGCACCAATCGGATTCGTCGCGTTCAACGCAAGCAGCTCGTCCGCGCTTGACTGCTCAAGAATATACGAGTACGTTGAACCTAGGCCAAGGTACTCAAGATACTGAAGCGCACCAAAGTCAGAAATGCTCCAATCGGACGAAATATCGTACACCGACTGGCCAGTCGTCAGAGTCTTGCTGACCTGCGTGACCTTAAGCTGGGCGCTAACAACGATGTCATCAATCGCATCATTGACATGCAGTCCAGCTTCCTCATCATTATCGTTTAGCGCAAGGTTCTGAGCGCGCGTCTTAAGCTGAGCAAACGTAGCCATTACTCGTCCATGCCCTTCGGACGAAGCGGATCAAGACCACGATGCATGATCTCATGCATCCGATCACTAACCTCACTCGCACACGTAGGACACAAGCCCTGAGATACCATGCGCATCACATCATCCTTCGTACGCATCGGCTCCCACTCGTGAGCAACGGGCTTAAAGTCGCGCATGTTCTCAATGCACGGACGCGCAGGGAAAACGCTCAAACAAACGCCACACGCAAGACCCTTAGCCAGCCGCTCAGCATCCTCGTACTGATGCTTACCATGAAGATGCCAATTGATACTGCGCTTAGGCTCGCCCGACTCAAGATCATAGGTTTCTTCAGCGTGCGCCGTAATCGGCCTACGCCACGATTGAATCTCAACGGTACTCATGCTAGTGCTTTAGTATACCTGCTCCGCAACGACTCATTACCAACCAGGCGGTTTTGTTTCACATGAAACATGCTACGACGAATCATACGTTTCCGTTCAGTTTCGTTATGCAAAAGATCCCGAACAGCGTCAGCAAACCCCTTGCCATCCTTGACGCGAATAATCGAATCGTCTGGCACGAGTTTGTACGCCTCAACATCATTAGCCACAAGCGCAGCACCACTCATCGTAAACTCAAGCCACTTCAAGTCACTCTTGCATCGAGTAACGTCGTTATCAATTACTGGAGCTAAACCAACGCTCCAACGAGATAGCACGCGCCGATACGAAGCGACGCTAGGCGTAAACGCGAAGTGCGTATACGAGAAGTCCCAATCAGGATCTAGCCCAACGATCTTGCTTCGCGTACGGCTGGTGGTGTGGTGCGTGGTACGTGGGATTGGCAGGATGTTCACCAGGCTCCAGCGTGGGTGTACCAGTATCCGAACCGTGATGCGCAAGCGTATTGGGATCTTGGCGCAAAGCTGGGCAAGAAGCGCGTGATTGATGTGGACGATAATTACTTGTCTGCTGATCTTGCAAGTGTTGTCAGCAAGTATCACGTTGAGAATGGCAAGGCGTGGGGTGAGCGGCAAGAGTCGCATAAGCGAATGGTTGAAGAGGCCGACTATGTTATTTGTGCCACGCCAGCTCTAGTTGAGGTGTATGGCGCGGTTAATCCGAATGTTGTGTTGTGTGAGAACTCGTGTGATCCGATTGATTGGCCGCGCGTTCAGAAGAAGAAGAGGATTGTTGGGTGCGTGTTGAGTGCGAATCATTATGATCATCTTCACTTGGTTGAGGACGCTTTGCGTTATGCGGATGCCGCTGGCGCTGATGTGCAGATCGTT